ATTATGTCTCCAAGTTTTCGGGGAATAAATGCTTGATCGCATTCGTTAACAGCTTGCACTCTGCCTGCATCTCCAAAGACGTTTCGTGGGCCTGATCTATGTTGTTTTTCAGCAACTGCTTTTTCATCCGGTTCATCAGGGCAGTTAGTTTCAGTGTGTGTGTGCTGTAGTCGAGCATGTTCCACTTCTATCAGTTTGTTGAGATAGTGCAAGGCTTTCTCCAGATCCTGCACCCCATTCTTTTTGCGGTAGCGGGTGACGTACTTAATTATGTTGCCTTCCAAGAAACCCAGATCATGGGACAGGATGTAGTCCCAAGTCTGGATAGCCGATTGGTAGTGGTTGCCACCAACCTGTTTTTCGTTCGCTGGCATCAGAAAGGCACGTCAGAATCTATATCAGCCACATTTCTAGGCGATGATTTAGGCTCGTACTCTTTTGGCTCTGTCAGCGTAAACCAACCGTCTGAACCAACTGGCACAGCTTCTAGCTTCAGTGCTAGCCCACCGTTCTTGGTTTCCATCACAACTCCACACTTCAGCCAGCGATTCTTTTCTTCACCTTGCTTGTTGGTGTATGTACCAGTTTTTGCGATCACTTCGTATTTAATGCTCATTTTTGCGTCCTTTTGTTTAAAAATGCGATTTTTTCGTCTACTTCGTTTAAAAACTCAACAACTTCATCTTCCATTAGTGAGATGTATTTATTATCTCGGTTCACCCGTACCACTAACAACTGGAGACCATCGGGCAGCCTGGGGTCAAACGATACAAAGTCACACCACTGACGACCAGTCACAGACATTTGCGCTTGCATCTGGTGGATATACTTTTTAGGCGGTGCGTCTGCCTCTATGTAATCGAGGTGCGTACTGCTGTTGGGGCACTTTATCTCTACCAGCCCGTCCTCGGCCACATAGCCGTCTGGTGAGCATCCAAAGTTAGGGATGGTCGGATGGTCAACAAACCCATCTAAATCCACCATAGTGCCTGTGGCGACCTCGTATGCCATCCTTGCGTACTGTTCGTTATCCACGCCCCACTGCATGGCGGCGTTGCTAAACCCTTCTGTTTTTGTCCCAGTTAGCCTCTCTACTACTAAATCTGCTTTGTAGTTTTTGCGACCAGCAGACTCTCCGTCTCGACCTTTGGACAGTACGTCGGCGACACGGGAAGCTGTCACCTTCCCTGCCCTAGCGGCAAACCACTCTGGGCTACCTTGTATGATCTCACCCATCCATGAGTTCCTTTTTACGGGCATCCTTAGCTGCGTTAATCTTGCCTAGTGCTGTCTTGTCCGTCTTAAACATGGAATAGGCGGCTGTAAACTGGGCTTTAAGCGCATCTAGCGACTCGGCTGACATAACACCCTTGATCGCCACAGAAACGTCCTGTGCCTCGCCTGTGTTGGTCGCGTCGGCATCCTTAGTGTCGTCAATCAGGAACAAACCGTTTAGCGCATACTTACGAGCATAGCTACTAGCCGCACCAGTGATCTGCGATTCATCCATACCTTTCTTGGTTTCTGCTTCACGAGCGTATGCAGTGACTGTAATGTTATTTTCACCATCAACAAATGTCGCCTCAGCCTCTACATAAACCCGTCCACCAACTTCTCGGATAGTGTCGCTTAGGGTTACAACCGCACCATCCAAAAGCGGTTTGACAGCTTCTAGGATGTCCTCACAAGAACGGTAGCGGTAGCCACCAAACTTGTTCATCTGACCCTTGGGTGCCTTTAGGGACTTTTGGATAGCCTCTAGTTTCTTATACACGCTCATTTTCACGCTCCTTAACACGCTGGATGTGACCCTCAACCATATCTAGGAGCTTGTTCATATCCTCATCTGAGGAGTGGTAAGACTCAGCAATGTGGACGATCAGACGCTCTACTAGAACAGGGTCACAAAAGTAGTTAATCCACCACTCTTTGTCACTCTGTGGAAAACTGTCTGAACCAGCTAGTGCCGACATTGTCTGGCAAATTTTTTGAATATTCATAATACGATCCATCCTATGGTCACGAAGGTTACGATGGCTACTGTAACTGCTGCGCCGATTGCGTATATTGTGTTGTTGTACATTTGTTTCTCCTTGTTTAGAAACTACATTGTGTTCGTTTGTGTGGCTGTTGTGTATAGGTGTTTACCCTTAGAACTCGAACTCTTTTACTTCGTACCTGTTGCTCTTGTTTTTCCACCAGCCATGCACAAGTATCCGCCACCCAGACCGGATCATTTCAGGCAGCGCATCGTTGTTCTCGATCTTTTTTATCCTGGCAGACATATTGGACTTGCTTGTTACCTGTATCGCTAAGGTCTCACCGTTACCAATGGCCAAAAGGTCGATACAACCAAACAGATCGTGCTTGCGCTTGGTGAAGTAGTTGTAATACTCAACAGTGGCCACTGTATAGCCCTGATCGCGCAATAGCTTGGTAGTTCTAAGCGTAAGAGTCATTGAGTGCCTTTTCATAAGATTTGATTTGAATCATTGATAAGTTTTCACCAGCATCGTGGCGTTTCTTCAACTTATGCGCCCACGCTTTGTGGTCACCAGGTTTAAATGCCTGCTCAACTAGCTTGGCCATCTCTCTTGTTACCACTACCTTATCTACCTTTGGCTCCGGCAGGGCTTTGTTTGCAGGCTTGGGTGCTTGTCTGCATACGTCTCTAAACTGCAACATAGACGGACACCTATCGGAAGGTAAGTTTTCCACGGCAAATCTGAGCGCGTCTGGGCGGTCTTTGAACCCAGCCAAACAGTTGGCCCACTCCTGTTTTACTGCAGCAGGATCTAGACCTGAGTACCGCCTGGCAACATCCACGCCATACACCAGTGCTAGTTTGTGAAATATACGGTCAACCCACTGTATCGGTAGCATTACTTGCCTCCTTATAATGTTCTAAATTGCTCTCTTTAGGCCACTCCAATGAGCCATTTCGTCTTCTAGAGTATTCGCTTATTGACTCACATAGATATAAATTTGAAAGACGGTTGTCCAAACCATCACCGTTGATATGTATAACAAATTCTGTTTTTGCCAGAATCCGACCTAAAAACTCGGCAATTTTTAATCTATGCTCTGCAATGTAGACACTCACAAAACCCTCGCGTTTACCAACAAGAACCATCTTGCGGTTGGAGAATTTTTCTATATGAGTCCCACCCTTAAATGAGTGATTATTTGCGCCAGAATAAAATTTTGCGCTACACGCTATAGAGCAAGTCATTTGTTTGTCGGCCCTTTCCTTACCAATAGGATAAAAAAGGTTTCCACAATAAGCACATGGCTTATCTTCAAATGTACGAGAGCCTTCTACATGACATTTTTTAGAGCAATACAGTCTTCGTCCATCTTCACTTTTAGCAGTACTTGACCGTGTTGCTGTAAATATACATCCACAGTTTTTGCACTCTTTTTCAATGGGTCGAATACAGCTATCTAGCCAACACTTTTTGCTACAAAATTTACGATCTTTGCCGTGATCTGGGGTTGCCAAAAATATGTCGTTGCAATTGCCGCAGGTATATTCAACCCTGTTCATCCTTCTGCTTTTGTTTCTACAGAGGAGTGTGCAAAATTTAGCTTTATTAGCTCGATGATTTGGGCATTTATATTCTTCTTTGCAGTATTCACATACCTTTGTAATTGGTGGCCCGTAAGTCATATCTTTTACCCTTGTTTTAAATATCTATGTAAGTAACTGACGGTTTTAGTAGTGCAGCCACCTCATCTTGCTTGCTCCTAGTCCACTCAGCCTTAAAGCCTGTCCAGCCTCTGGCACAACACTCGCGCAGAGCGGCTTCTAGCGACATTCCTGCCTTCATTGCCTGGTTAGCTATGCCTTCCAGCGCACGAGGCGTTAGAGGGGCTTTCTTGGCGTTTCTGAGGGCTTTGAAGTCTATCCATGTTTGCTCGGATACGCCTTCTGGTAAATCGGTGTTTACCCTTACCGTTGGTCGTACAATTTTTGGTACGCTTTGCAACTGGTTCTGTAGCATAAGTGCGATTTGTCCGGACAGTGACCGGTGCTCAGACACGGCTAAGGCGGCAATCTGTGCTTTCATGTCAG